CCTGTAGGACTTTTCCGACATCTGAACCACTGTCACCCAGTTCATTCATCATCGATGACAAATATGTAGTTGATTCCGCTGTGCTGATACCACCCTTGGTCAGTGAAATGTATGCAGCGTTCAGATTTTCTAGATTCACACCATAAGCAGAACCGGTTGAGATCGCACGTCCCATGTTGGAAGCCAGTTCATCCACCGTCGTAACACCTTTGTTCTGAACCAGGATAAACTCATCGGCAATCCTGCTGGCATCATCCGCGCTCAATCCATAAGCATTGATAGCAGTCGTCAACCCACTCATTGCTGTTGACGATGATGTAAAACCACCAACAGATAGTTTTGCCGCTGTCTGCACCGCTGCTAGTGCCGTCCCCATATCTTCCGTAACAGGAATACCGGCGGACATTGCCTGATACAGTGTTTCATTCAGTTCTTCTGCGGAAATGCCTGTCTGTTTTGACATATCTGCGATCTTATTCTTCAGATTGACGGTATCAACACTGACATCACCAAACAACGTGCTTGCCTTGGAAAATGATGTTTCAAAGCTGCTACCAACTTCCCAGACCTGCTGGGATACGTCTTTGAGTATTTTCCCAATACCAAGCGCAGCAATCGTCTTTTTTAACGATGACAATCCAGACTCTATACCGGTCTCATCTAATTTTGTATCAAAAAGCAAACTTCCATCTGCCATGTCCTGCACCTCTTTCATTTACGGCGCAGGCGCTATGGCTCAGGCTCTTTAACTTCCAAAATACTGATTAAATTCTTCCTCTGCTTCTTTTTCTTCCTCCGTCGCTTCTGGAAGCGGAGTCCATGCATACTTCAATTTCCGGTACTGCTGTTCCGGTTTTTCCTGTTTCGCACCGGTATAAGCACGATATCCCATGACTTCATTGAGCATTGTTCCGGAAAGCCCTTTCAGCAATGCCAAAAACTTATGCCAATGCAATCCGGTTTCCATCAGATCAATCTTGTAATTTTGCATAAACGCTGCATAGATGTAATCACCATCGTATTCGTAATAAAGCGTCTGGTCACCGTCACCGGATCCATTAGGGACCTTACATGCAGGAAAAGCAAAATCAAATATTCCAGCATAATCTTCTATGTCGTAAAAAGCCGGTAGCTCATCGGTGAACAGATAAGATATATCTAATACTCC